AGAGTAGACCCATGACCGAAATCATTCATTATTCATTAGAAACTATTCTCCAGACTAAATTCGATAATAATTATGAAATTTCTCCTGATATTAAAAAAATACTTGATATGTTAGAAACCCAGATTGTTGTGCCTACGGAAACTTACGATTCAACCCCATCGAATATTCGCCGCAATGATAAAAATTTTGACCGAAATCAACGAGGTAATTCTCATATGAGAGGTGGTCGTCGCGGAGGGTCTAATCCGAACTCTCGCAATTCATCAAACGATAATTTGAACACAATCATGGACGATTGGAACGCTGTGAGAAATTTTAAAGCAACTGATATTGTAAAGGCAGTTGGTTTTGAAAAAGAATTGAATGAAGTTCGTGGTTTATTAAATAAATTGTCCCCCAAAAATTATGAAACCCAAAAGGATGATATATTAGAAAAAGTAAGGGAAATTGTTGATGTAGAAGGTGACGATTCAAATAAAATAAAGGTGGCGAATATGATTTTTGATATTGCTAGTGCAAATCGATTTATGTCGGAAGTATATGCGGATATGTATGTTGAACTGGTGGGAGAATATGAAACGTTTGGGGAAATCTTGGACGGATTGTTGGTAAAATATAGAGAAAACATGAATCATATATCTTATGCTGACCCCGATGAAAATTATGATAAATTTTGCGACTATAATAAAGAAAATGAGTTACGCAAAGCCAACACATGTTTTATTATGAATTTAACAAAACGCGATATGATTTCACGAAAAGATGTGATGGATGTTATTATTGAATTACAAGAATTAACTTTAAAATTTATTGATGAAGATAATCGAAAAAATGAAGTTGACGAAATTTCAGAAAATTTGCTTTTATTTATCACGATGGGCAATAAATTTTTATCGAGTGAATTAAAATGGTCTGCACAAATCATTCCCTTTTTAGAAGGATTTTCAAAGAAAAAGGCAAAGGATTCCAAAAGTCTTTCAAGTCGAAGTGTGTTTAAATATATGGATATGATTGGTAAATAAATAAATGTTTATAATATAACATGAATTTTTTAAATATTTTATTAGTAGCATTGTTGATTGTAAAAATTGGCTGGGTTATAGCAATGGGCGTTTTACTTTTATTTAAATTTGATATTATATTACACAGTAAGGATTTGGTAAAACAAGTCGATATGATTGAAGATATATTACATTTGATGTTAACATTTTTCATTGGAATACTATTAGTATATTTATTTCATCATTTAACGCCAGCAAAAGTATGTATAGAAGGTCATGAGAAAATGTATTTATACATCTTTGGTATATTGTCTGCGATGGGCAGTGTTAAAAAGTTTGCTTACGAATTTTGGCCGTAAAACTCATATGATTGGTAAATAACTATTTCTCTATATTATCTATAATGGCGAATAATCCTTGCGTATCTTGCACAAAATCCTTTTTGTATACCCCTCCCACTTTTCCAATGGGAACTAGAAAAAGTTTATACAGCAACAATGCTATGGTGTTTTATAAGACAAATACAGTTACATCTTGTCCTGGAGGAACTGTTCGAAATTCTAGAGCTATAGCTAGAAGGACATAAAAAATCTACGCTAATACTAGTATGTCGAAATTAATAAAGGTCGCGTGTGGAATCATGTATAACAAACAGAATAAAATCTTGATGGGACTAAGACCTCTTGATAAAGGTTCAGGGGGGTATTGGGAGTTTCCCGGGGGTAAAGAAGAACCCAATGAAACAATTATAGATTGTTTAAAACGTGAATGGAGAGAGGAGCTTAATTTAGAAATTGATGTAAAAAAAATGGTTGCGTCTTATGGGCACAATGAAAAATACATGTGCATGTTTTTTGTGGGAAACATCGTAGACGAAGAAAATATAAAATTAAACGTTCATGATGAAATTCGGTTTATGAAGAAAGAAGATATTAGTAATTTAAAATTATTCGAAGAAGATTATCAGCTATTGAACAAACTAGATGATATTTGAAGGTAAAATCACACATGTATAAAATATGTGTGATTGAAAGGCAATATATTACGATAAACAACTTTTCGCAAATTGGACTAATCGTTCAGTTAAACAATTGTATACAATTCGGTCATTCCGCATTTTGCAATATATAAAGTGGTTTGGTGTCTATCTGTGAATTTAATCAGAAGCAAGGCGAGGAGGAGGTCTTCCTCATCCACCTGTGATACGCTTGGACGATTTTAGTGCATTTTTGAATGTGTATCTGTATAAACACCAAATAATTGCGATAATTGCGATTATATATTTCCAAAACATACTAAATACGTCGTAAAACTCGTTTGTGATTGTGCTCATTGGCGAAGTGGTAAATGGTGTAGAAATTCCATTTACGGTAACCGGATTGTCTAATATGCTATACGTCATATACATAATGAAGTGATAATAAAATATCGGTATTTTTGCGTATCGCACACTACGACAAAATCGCACCAGTATGTATATAATGGTGTATTCAAATATTAACAGCACAGTTTTTTATAAAGAAAGTCCTGATATTGACCCTGAAGATATTGACCATGAGGCATTAATATATGAACTCGACATACATCGTAAACAAATTTTGGTAGTTCTAGGTAAAGCGAAACATACATTCATTCAACGAAATATTATATACTTTCCAGTTTATTTAGTTACAAATGGAACCATAAAAGCAAGAATAGGAGTCATCGAAATAGCTAAAAATTCGATGTTAGAATTAACAGACGATGATGGTGACCTAGATGTTGAACAATTAACCGACCCGTTATATTTTGAGTTTGCGAATGAAACGTATATTGACCGAAATGGTACAGATTCTACAGTCTTTGTTAAAAATGGCGATAAACCAGAAGTTATCGAATTGGACAGTGAAGATTCTGAATCAGAAGAAGATGAGGTAGACGAAATATTGTCTGTAAAGGTAAAACCTTCAAAAATGTCTAATGAATCGAAAAAAGCGGATGCGACATTAGTAGATGGTATATTTAAAGTAGATACCAAGGTGAAAAAACCAGTTGAATTGGTTGAAGAGTCTGAATCCGATGCGAAGGAAATAAAAAAGGATTATAAACCTTCTAATAAAAATGTATGGGTCGAACAGTTTTTTAAAAATAACAATTATGATATACATGACGTTGAAAGCAATGGTGATTGTTTTTTCGCAGTTATACGCGACGCATTTAAACAAATCGGTCAAATCACAACCGTGGCTAAGTTACGAGCTATATTAGCAAAGGAAGTAACGGACGATATTTTCCAAGAACATAGAACATTGTTTAATGATATTGACGGCACCATTCGTGAATATGAACGTGAAATGAAGGAGATAAAACAGCTTGTTGAAAATGTATTACCAAAACGTGCGAAAAAGGAACGCGAGGACAAAGAGGCTTTAAAACATATATTAGAAGAGACTGCACGATTAAAGTTGGAATATAAACGCGCTTTTGCAAATAAGAAGGAGGCTCAAGCTATACTGAGCGATAATGTTGGTAAATTATCCGCAATCGATACATTGGAAAAGTTCAGAGAATATATTCAAACATCACAATATTGGGCAGATAGTTGGGCAATATCTGTATTGGAACGAGTTTTAAAAATAAAGATGATTATATTATCCCAAAGAGCCTATTTGGACGACGATTTGGATGGTGTTATGACGTGTGGTGAGATTGACCCTATTATTCAACGCGAGGGAGTATTCCGACCAAAACATTATATTATGACTTCATTTAGCGGAGACCATTATCAACTGATAACTTATAAAAATAAACGTATATTTGATTTTCATGAAATACCTTATCATATAAAAGTGTTAATTATGAACAAGTGTTTGGAACGGTCTTCGGGGTCATTTTATGTAATACCAGAAATGCGCAATTTAAAAACACGAATGGGTATTGACGAGGACGAAGGAAAACCATATGGTGATTCAGATGAAGATAGTTCTGAATATAATTCCAAGATTTTGTTCGCATTTTATAATCGTTCTTCGAAAACATTGAAGCCTGGTAAGGGGGCAAAAGAGAATATGCTGGCGGGTAAACAATCGAACTTCTTAGAATTGGGTAGAATTCCCGATTGGAGACGTAAATTGGACGATTCTTGGACAGAAGCACACTTTACATTGGATAAACATGAATGGGCGTCTGTTGAACACTATTATCAGTCTGCTAAATTTAAAAAACGTAATCCGAAATTTGCAGCTATGTTTTCACTAGACGAACCAAGTGATTTCTCAAAAGATGCTAGTTTAGCAAAGATAGCAGGGAGTAGAAGTGGAAGTAAGAATCCCAAGTCTAAAAAAAGTGTGTTACTACGACCCAAATCAATCGAAATAGACCCCGATTTTTATGATAAACGACATGATAATGAGCGATTAGAGGCACTACGTGCGAAATTTGGACAAAATGAGGATTTGAAACAATTATTATTGTCTACACAAGATGCGAAATTAATTCAATTACATCACGGAGCTCCCGCTGAAACCGACCATATGCTAATGGCTGTTCGTCGTGAATTAGAATCTGATGTGTAATTCGAAATCATAATATATATCATACTAATGTATACATTATGAGTAAAATAAATGACCCGCACCATAAAATTTTACAAAATATATTTCCCAAATCAAATAACATTCAACCAATGTCCAAGAAGTCGAAAAATTTGTTTACAGCGATTTTGAACGGTTTGCGAGATGGTGAGAAATCTTGGACACGTAATCGTGAAAACATTGTTTCACTTGGAATTGAGTATATGGAGACTTCTAATTTTATAGACAGGGGGTCATACACTCATATACCAAGCGAAATTCGCAATACAATTGAACAAACACCTGTATACCAAGCAGTATATTCATTTTATATAAATCAACGCGTGATCCGCGTAGCATTGATGCAACCAGTGAAAGGCAAATCTTCCAGAAAACCCACTGCTTTTTTCCAAGATGTTATCAAAAAAATGTATATATGGCTGTATTTAATCGCCCCTGCTGTAAAAACGGGTTGTTCGGATACTATGAATATTCATGTATTTTTTACTGACCATAAGAAACGATTTGCAGAGGTAGACCAAACACCTCTTGGAGAAATACATGTAAATACAGCGTTTACAACATCTTGTAAACCATCAACTGATGTGCATATATACAGAAAGGAGGAGTGGTTTAAGGTGTTTATTCATGAAACTTTTCATAGTCAAGGCTTGGACTTTTCCTCTATGGATGATAGTAGTTCAGATAGAATTATATTAAAACATTTCCCCATCACTACATCAAGAGGTGTCCGATTATATGAAAGCTACTGTGAAACATGGGCTGAAATCATGCAAAATGTTTTTATCGCATATTTTACATCTAGTCCCAAGGATGTAAATAGCAAAATATTGAATAAACTTGAAAAGCTACTCCATAAAGAAGCACTATTTTCTATTTTCCAATGTGTTAAAATATTGAACTACTATAACTTAACATATGAACAATTAACCGATATTGATTGTCCTACGTCCAAGAACGCCAGGAGGAATTATCACGAAGAAAGCCATATATTGTCGTATTATATAATAAAATCAATCCTATTTTCACAATATAATAAATTTATAGAATGGTGTGGAGAGAATAACATTGAGGGCAGTTCCTATCCACCGTATACTATAAACACAATTCGATTTCTTCAAACACCTGCTTCTATAGAAAAGTATACTAGATTGGCGGTAAATGAGTCTCAAAACGAATACTTACTGAAAAATATTAGTCATTTTGAAAACGTATTACCCACATTGTCCAACGAACATGAGTTAATAGATACGTTACGTATGACTGTTCACGAGTTGAAGTAGGAACCACAAAATTGATTCAGACATAGTTAACCGATATAACAGTAATTATTAACCAATTTGAATGGGGATTAAACAGCTGAACCGGTATATTGTAGAACAATGCAAAAAAACCTCTATATGCAAACAAAAAATGGAAATATTGCGCGATAAAACAGTTGTCATTGATACAAGTATTTATATGTATAAATATCATGCACAAAATGCATTGATTGAAAACTTTTATTTATTGTTATCAATATTTCATAAATATCATATAACACCTATATTTGTATTTGACGGTAAACCACCTACTGAAAAGTATGAGTTACTTAAACAACGCAAGGCTGATAAATACGAAGCCGAGAACCGTTTTAGCGAATTGCAATTACAACTAGAAACAGAACAGGACGTTACAATCAGAAATAATTTAACATCTGAAATGAAAAGTTTAAAACGACAATTTATACGCATATCTCAATCTGATAATAAATTAGTGAAGCGTTTAATCGAATCATATGGTGCTACGTATTATGAAGCGAACGGAGAAGCCGACCGTGCATGCGCTTATATGGTAACTAGTGGTAAAGCATGGGCATGTCTTAGCGACGATATGGATATGTTTGTGTATGGTTGCAATCGAGTTTTACGACATTTAAGTGTAATCAATGAAACCGTCTTGCTGTATAAGATGGACAACATATTGACTGATTTGAAAATGTCTATGACCGATTTTCGTCAAATCGCAGTTGTATCGGGAACCGATTATAATATAAACGATGAAACCAATTTGATGGAAACATTAAAGTGGTTTCGAGAATACATGAACGAAACGAAGAAACAACCGTGCAACGAAACAAATAAAATATCGTTTTATGCATGGTTAGTTAGTAAAACCAAATATGTTCGTAATTATGAATCATTATCTGCGACCTATGATATGTTTGTATTAGACAATAGTTCATATCCGGAATTAGATGAATTAAACGCCACGTTAAATCAAAATTATGATGTAAATAAATTACATGAAATTATGAAGGAGGACGGATTCATCTTTACATAATCGCGGAAAATACACAGTGGTTATTTGTATCATTACGTAGAATAATGATATAAATATTTTTTTAATTAGGTGAACATTCTAGAATACTCTTTTTTGTTATATTTTTTAATTATGCGGTAGCAACGGGCTCAGACTTGATGAAATGAGACTTCATGTAACGCTGAAGGTTGAAGTAACTAAGCTCGTCATCCTTCTTGAGCTTAAGAAGAGTGGAAAGCTTAGCATCAGCCTCGATGATACGACCATTGTCCTTGTTCTGGAGCTTGTGGGTGCGAATATACTCGTTAATCTCCTTGCTCACCTCAGTGCGGGCCATCTCAGTTCCGACGCTCTTTCCAAGAAACTTGGCGAGCTCGTCGCTGATACGAGTGGGCTTAACGAAACCAGATGGCTGACGGTTACCGGCACGCTTGGCTCTCTTGGAAGACGCCTTCTGTGCAGCCTTCATCTCGCGGGTAACAAGCTTCTCAAGGGTCTTGAAATCACCCTTCATGGAAGAAAAGATGCTACCAATCTGTTGGAGCTTGGCGCCAAACTCGTTGAGCTTCTTGGCGACAGGGGATGCCTCCTCGACAACCTCGTTGGCGATAGCATCAGGGGCAGCAATAGCCTCAGGGGCAGCAATGGCCTCAGGGGCAGCAGCAGCGACAGAGTCGGCAGCAGCCTTGGTTGCCTTCTTGGCGACAGGAGCCTTCTTAGCGGCAGGAGCAGGAGTGGGTGCAGTAGTAGTCTTAGAGGTTCTAACCATTTTCACTATACACACTATATAGTTCTTTATTTAAGTAGTTTAACGCACTAACAACATTAAATTCCTAAATACCACTAGACACTCCGTCTAAACGCAGAATGTATTTTCTCATAATCGATTTTCCTACCAAACTAAAGATTCATATAACCAGGGCATATTTGTTCTAGCCTCTTGATTTACGACTGTTAATGCAGTTAATACGTGAAATGTGCCTAACGTTTTATATTCAGTGTCTATACCCGTGTAAATCATATCTTCCATAACAGATAAACAAATATTTAAAACGTTTTGTAATGATAGTTCAGGAACATTCATTGAGTTTGAAACCACAATGAACGGGTCCCATAATGGACAAATTTTATTTTTTATGGAAGTTGGTATCTGTGCACGATATGTCCAAATGTCTCTTAAGATACGATAAAATCGCAAACAATTTCGACGGTCTAAGTCTGTAAACCATTGATATTGTGTGTAATTTCCGAGTTGGTCAATCTCCATAAACAACAATCTCGCTCGTTCTATAAACGGTTTAACACGAATCGAACGTATATGTTCAATCATACTGGTATTATTATAATTGGTATTGTTAGTTGTGTTTTGTTGGCGGCGCGTTCTTGAATTATTTGCGACAGCACTTATAGGAGAATGTCGACTTGTGTTACACGATGGTTTTATTTTCGTTTTTATCAGAATGGCTCGTTCATCGGGGACAAAGTGAGTATTTATTATTTTGGTAAGTCGTTCTAATTTACGAATATCTTTGACTACTTTATCCATATTATCACGATTATATGGATTTAGAACACGTCTTGACTTGCGCTTAAGATATGCATATAATGAATCAATTTCAAAACCATATGTGAATTTTTTATCGTCCGTATAACTAAAAAAATCCATATAAGGAATATTTTCGAGTGGTTCCAATGAATAGAAATCTGTGTCGTTTACACATATTTTCCGATTTTTCAATGCTAAACCTCGTAATTTAATAGCACTTCTAACATAGATTCCTCGTATCATACGTTGTATCTGTATTGCTTGTAAATCTTGCGTTAAATAATGGATTAATCGATTTAATAGAACCTGTTTTGTGCCCATGAGTGTAAAATCGTGCACTGATTTTATAGAAGCCTTTGCTTCTCGTTTCATCGAAGGTGAATATGATGAGGGTATAATCATACTATTTTTATAGAATTTCAATGTTTCGCGTATTTGAGATAACTTCAATAATTTTACACAATTTGGGTCCTCTCTATACTGACGCGGAGTGATAAATGACGGTTTGCATTCATTTTCAGGCGGATGAAATATATTTACAACCTTATTTTCGATAATACGAAGATCATTTGTAACTTCATCTGTTAATATTGTAACATCCATTAATTCCAACGACATTTTTGAATAATATAGTATATATTATTGGTTTATATTATTTGATAGGTGTATACAATTTAGTTACGTGCTTCATTTTTCGCTCGAAAACAAGTGTTTTAAGTCATCATAATTTACATTGCATAAAATTGATTTAAAGATTGGCTCCTAATATATATCATAATTCGTTGAGTCTTATTAGCATTATGTCCTCCGCAAAGCCACTAGTTCTTTCTTCAAATGATTGGAATACCTCCGCCGTTAAGTATATGCCCCCTAAGGTGAATTCTGTAGGAGGTAAGTCTATTAATATGATTAGCACACAAACTAATCGCTCTTTGCATATTTCCACTCCCATGATGATGACCTGGGGTATTAACGACTTCATTGGTGAAAATGGTGAGTCTGATGGTAAGTTTACCATGTCTTTGAATTTTCCAAATGATGACTATCGTAAGCCTTCTACCGATGCTTTCCTCGAAAAGGTCAAGGCATTTGAAGCTCAGATTATCGATGATGCTGTAAAGAATGCCGAGCTATGGTGGGGTGAAGATATGTCTCGCGAAGTTTGCAAGCATTCGTTCTTCCCTTTCCTCAAGTATGCTAACATCAAGGGGACTAAGAAGGTTGACCCATCAAAGCCACCTTCTATTCGCGCAAAGGTTCCATTGTATCAAGGTAAGTGGGGCGTAGAATTGTATAACACACGTGATGAGATGGTGTTCCCTTGTGATAATGACCGACTCACTCCTGTTGACTTTGTCCCTAAGTTGAGTCAAGTAGCCTGTGTTCTTCAATGCGGTGGTATTTGGATTGGCGGTAAGGGTTGGGGTGTTACATGGAAGGTAATTCAATGCGTAGTTAAGCCTCGCGAAGTTGTGAGTGTTTACGGAAAGTGTCACATTCAACTCTCTGACGATGACCGTGGTGCGATTGAAACACAAACTCTTACCGAAGACGCAGATGAGGAAGACAATTCAGAGCCTCCTCGTGCAGCAACTGTATTTGATACTAAGGTTGAACATAATACTGATGCTGCTGATAGCGACGAGGAATTCGAAGTCGAGGTATCAGCAGTCGAAGTAGCAGCAGCAGCACCTGCGCCTAAGAAGAAGATTGTGAAGAAGGCTGCGCCAGTCGAGAGTAGTGATGCTGCTGCACCAGCTCCTAAGAAGAAGGTTGTTAAGAAGAAGGTTGTAGCAGCTTCAGCTGAAGCTTAAATTTAAAAAAACAAAAATATATCGAATAATAGTCCCCCTAATTGAATTTTAAAGTTGAGTTTTGAATATAAAATAAAAACATTACGTTTTTTTTGAATGGATAACATCTGTTGATTTACCAGATGTTATCTTAAATCGCATAGGAAAAATTTTATTTGTTTTTTCTTTGTGTCTTTGTTTGTTTTTTCTTTGATTTTTTCTTTGATTTTTTCTTTGATTTTTTCTTTGATTTTTTCTTTGATTTTTTCTTTGATTTTTTATTTCTTCCACCAGAAGTTGATAAATTGTTTTTACACAGTTTGGGATAATCTACTGTTTCAGAAGTCATTGCAGCACAATATATTGTTTCGGGTGTAATAACACCTGGTGATGGTAGTAATTCTATATTTATACCAGGAAACGAATTTTTAAAATCTTCTTTAAGCATACTTAAATCTTCGGGTTTGGTTTTATATGTTCCAGACATATTGTCTATATAAATTATATTGGTATCGTTCTTTTTTGAAAACTGCATAATTCCTGCGGCAACTATACCTTTAACTTTATCACATAACCATGCGTGTTTACATTTGTCATCATCCTTGGGTCCATCTGTTTTACATAAATATATTCGACCATCAGATTTATAACAATATGTAAATGCTACATCGGTGACTGGACTACGACGAACATGAAATATTTTATCAAATAACCCCTGTATATTGGTTATAGTATAGTGTTCATAACCGTCGGGAAGATTGGTTGTAGTAACATTCTTACCAAATAAACCATGATGTTTTTGGTTAGCCAAAAACCATATTTTAAGAAGATTACGAACACCTAAATCACCTGAACGCGTTTCTATCGGTTTAAGAAATATTTTATAAGTATCCATTTCAGTGTTATGTATTAAGTCAATTGATACACTTTCTTCACTCATTATATATATATATAGTTATTTTTGATGAAGAGAGAATAAAAACAGAATTTACAGAATGTCTTCATAAGGCAAAATAATCAATAATATTTTTATAAAGCCGCGTCTTAATCGCTTTTTTCCTTTTTAAGCCCACATACTTTTACTCCGTTTACTTCGAAGGGTGCCGCCATGGTAATTTCACTTTCATTATAATCGAATGATAATTCGGTTCCGGGATGAATATCTTGCAATGCATACACATTTGCACCATCTATACGTGTAGTCGGGGTAAAAGAATGGTTCATAAAAATACCATATTCGTCGTAAATATGTTCCCCATTACCGATATAAATGGTTTCACGCAATGGTTCGGTGTAAATTTTACCGGATAATGTAAAAATAATATCACCTTTTTTGTGATTTTTGGTTGAATGTAGACCAAGTCCTTCGTTTATTGCACTCTGTGTAATTTCCATTTTTATATATAATATAAAATTGATGGCTTTAAATACATATTATAAGAATGAAACAATCACAAAATCATGTTACATGAATTATCAAATATATCGGAAGGCGTTGTGATAAAACGTCCTTCACAACATATAAAATCTCCCTACGTTGCCGATGTAAAAATCGATGGAGTCAATTATCTTGGACATACTCCCGCATTAGGTTGTTGTGGATTAGCTGATGCACATTCTACTGTTTATATGACACCATCTACAACAAAAACATCGAAATGTAATTTTACGTTTTACTTAGCAAAATATTGTGATATACATCATCCTGCCCAATCAGAACTCGTTGGTATAAATCCAAAAACAGCAGAACTTTTGGTTGAACGTTGCATTCAAAACAATTATTTATCATTCTTACAAAATATTCGTTCCTATCGTCGAGAAACTTCTGTTGTTATACCTGAACATGATTTACATTCACGTTTCGATTTCAGCGGCGTTGATTGCGATGGACAACCATTCTTAATGGAAATAAAAAGTGTTCCCCTCGCAAATTACGAAGATTTACCTGGAAAAGAACGACTGATTCAAAAATGCTATCGTGACCGAGATTTCAACTCAAAAATTGCCTACTTTCCCGATGGATACAGAAAAAAACAGGGTGATACAATCAGTCCGCGTGCATTAAAACATGTTCGCGAATTAACCAAAATAGCAGGTATGTCTAGAACAAGATGTATCTTAGGATTTGTAATTCAACGAAGTGATGTAAGCTGTTTCCAAGCTTCTGCAATAGACCCCGAATATAAAAACGCATTGAAAGAAGCAAAGGATTCGGGAGTCGAGATATTCGCATTAGTGGTCAAATGGACATCCGATGGAAAATGTTCATTTGTTAGAGATGATTTACCTATTCATTGGTAATCGTGAGATGCACATACACAGAACTTTTCTTGGATACATCATATATATCAGACGTATTAATACGTGATATTCCTCCACCTGGAATTTTTACTGTTTGATTGCGCTGCAATTTTAATTGTTTGGTTTGGACGAATATTTGTTTGGTCCCAATT